TCATATACAGTATTATTATAACTAATATTTGAACCAACATCATAATCTAAAACAATATCATCATTATTAATATTTTTAACAACACATTTAGAAGTTCTATAATAAAAAACTAAATCACATAATGTCGCACATCTTTGAGTATTTTTTTTTATAATATCAATCGGTGATTGTTTATTACCCGTTTCACATAAATTGTTAGACATATTTATATTATTAAGATATTATTTTTTATAGAAATATAATATAATATATATTAATGGATTTATCTAAATATAAAACCTATATCCCAACGGTAGTAATTGCATTAGTTTTTGGTTATTTTTTAGGAATTACAATATCCGCAGTAGTTGATTACAGATTAAAAGATGCAGTGATTAATTTACCAAAACCTAAAAATAATATTACAATTAAATTAGACGAATCATCTATTAATGAACTTAAAAATGGTGAAATAAAAGAAACATTCAATGGTTCAAAGAAATTAAATAGAAAGGTAAAAGTAGTTGAAAGTAAAAAATTAACAAAATCCGGTGCATCTACAAATGAAAATAAAGAACAGTTTAAAGCCTTTGTTGAAACACCTAAACAAAAAGAAAAGAAAAATAAAAAGAAAAAGGAAAAGAAAGATAAAGAGAAAAAAGAAGGTTTTGTAGGAGGAAAATCAGAACAAGTAAATGAAGATGATGTTTCTAAAATTGATAATATTGCATATTTAGAAAATATAAATTATAATAAAAATCAATTAACAGACCCAAATGTAAACGCATATGCGATGGCTTATAAATTATCAAATAAAATGGCACAATCATCATTAACAACATCACCATATGTACCAGCAAACTATGAAGATTCTGAACAATCCTATTTACATTTAAGTAGTATGGCGAATTATAAATTATTGAACAATAAAGAAGATAATGTTAAAAATAGTAATATTAAAAACTTGGAAACATCAAACAACGTAAACAGTATAGTTAATTATGACAAGTTAAAACGTGATAAACCTAAAGCACTTCCAGATAGAGAAGAGCGTAATATTGATTTTAAAGGACAACGCCCATGGGTTAACACTACAAATAAAGTTAACAGAAATTATTAAAAAAAATAAATTTGATAATATCATTTAAAGATTATTTAACTAATATAATTAGAAAATGTCAAACACAAGCTATAAACAAACTTCTTCAAATTCATCTATGTTCGAGGATAACAACACTTATCCAGACTTAGATTCCTTTGACGACTTAGAAGTCAAAGAACAATTGTTACGTGGTATTTATTCTATGGGATATGAGGTACCATCCGCAATTCAAAGAAAAGCAATACAACCTTTAATTAAAGGAAATGATTTAGTTGCACAAGCTCAATCTGGTTCTGGTAAAACAGCAACATTTTTAATTGGTGCTATGGAAAGAATTGATTTATCAATCAATCAACCACAAGTATTAATTTTATGTCCAGGTAGAGAATTAGCACAACAAATTTACTACAATTTTGAATGTTTAAATCAATATTTAAAAGCAAAAGGTACATTAATTATGGGTGGTACACCAACTGATGAGAATTTTAGAGTTTTAAGAGAAGGTGTCCAAGTTATTATTGGAACCCCAGGTCGTGTATTTGATATGATGAAGCGTAGTGCTTTAAAAACAAAAGAATTAAAAACATTTATTATGGATGAAGCAGATGAAATGTTATCAAAAGGTTTTAAAGACCAAATTTATGATATATTTCAATTCATTCCAAGAGAAACACAAATTGGTGTATTTTCAGCAACTATGCCAGAAGAAGCATTGGATTTAACTAAACGTTTTATTCCTAATGCTATTCGTATTTTAGTTAAAGCTGAAAGAGTTACTGTTGAAGGTATTAAACAATATTACTTATTAATTGAAGATGATTTATATAAATTAGAAACATTATACGATTTATATGAACGTCTTAAAATCAGTCAAACAATTATATTCGTTAATTCAATTCGTACTGCTGAAAGTTTAAGAGATAAATTAGAAAAAGAAAACTTTGTTGTATCTTGTATTCACGGTGAAATGACTCAATTACAACGCGATAAGATTATGATGAGCTTTAGATGTGGTGAAAGTCGTGTTATGATTGCTACTGATGTTATTGCTAGAGGTATCGATGTTCAACAAGTTTCTATCGTTATTAACTATGATATTCCTAAATTCTGTGAAACTTATGTTCATAGAATTGGTCGTAGTGGTCGTTATGGTAGAAAAGGTATTGCAATTAATTTTGTTACTGATAGAGAATTCGAACAATTAGAAAGAATTCAAAGATTTTATAAAACAACTATTGAACCATTACCTGAAACAATTAAAGATTTAATGTAAATAATTATTTAATGTAAAAATTTTTATTAATAATAATTGAAAACTTATATTTTTATATTTATTTGTATATTATAAAAATATAACATGATTTATAATCCACCTATCCTAAAAAATAAAATTAATTTAAATAAAAAGAATATTTATCTTTTTAACGATACTATATTTGGTGGTACTAAAATACGTCTTTTGCAATATCGTTTTTCTTTATTTGAAAATAAATATTCAGAAGTCATATATGCTGGTCCCGATACAGGTATGGCACAATTAGCAATTGGTGCTTTATGCAAACAACATAAATTAAAATGTAAAATATTCCTAAATACTAATTATAAATCAAATATTGATTATAATCCTATTGTTAATTTTGGTAAAAATAAATTAAATATCGAATATGATTATGTTAAAAAAGGACGTACTTTAAAGAATACAAAGACTGATGCAATCAATTATGTTAATCAAGACCCTACTCGTTTTTTATTACCATTTGGCGCTGATGAAGAAGAATACTTTCCTTTTTATGAAAAAATATTAAAACATGCTTTACGTAAACTTAAACAACCAAAAAGAATGTGGTTAGTAGTTGGTTCAGGTACTATTTTAAGATTATTTCAAAGAATATGGCCTGAAACACAATTCTTATGTGTGCAAGTTGGTAAACAAATATATACTGAATACTTAGAACCTCGTACATTAAAAGATGGAACAATTATTCAAGATTTGGTGTATGTATCACCTGAGGAATTTGCAAAAAATGCAGAAAAACAACCACCATATCCAACTATACCGTGGTATGATGCCAAATTATGGAGATTTGTTTTAGAACATTCAGAAAACAATGATGCTATATACAATGTAGCTATTATGCCAACTGTAAAACAATTAAAAGAATTTTTAAATAATATTAATACATAGTATATCATTATCTTAATTATTAAACTATTTATATATCTAATTTTGCCTACAAGCAAAATTATTTAAAATATTATATATAAATGTAAATAAAATTTGATAATTAAGTTGATTATAATTATATAAACAAAAATCAAGATATTATTTTATAAACTTACAAAATGTTCGGTACTCCACTTAAAAGAAGAAACAGAGGTTCTGCAGTTGATTCCAGTTTAAATTCAGTTGATTACGATGAAAGTTATATGTCTAGTTATAATCCAAGATATAATCAAGAAGCAAAAATTGCAAATGTAGATGTATCTGATAACTATGATGGTCCATATAATTGTGATGTTGTTTTCTCATTTGATACTACTGGTAGTATGAGAGATGTTATATCATCTGTTAGAAACAATTTAGTTGAAACAGTCGATAGATTATTCGCAGAAGTTGAAGGTATTCGTATTGGTATCATATCACACGGTGATTATTGCGATACTCCAACATTTTTATGGAAAATGAATTTAAGTAATGATAAAGAAGCTATTAAAAATTTTATTAAAAAAAGTAATAATACAGGTGGCGGTGATTCAGAAGAATGCTACGAATATGTTTTACATTTAGCTCAAGGTATGAATTGGAAAAGTGATGTGAAAGTCTTTGTTTTAATTGGAGATGAATTGCCTCATAATGAAGGATATTCTATGCCAAATAAAGTTCAAGGTTTTCAAAATGTTTTACATTTAGATTGGAAAAATGAAACTAGAAAATGCAAAGAAAACAAGATTACTGTATTTAGTTGTCATGCTAGAACAGATTTTTGTCAACATGCTGTGCCATTTTATAATCATATATCAAAAGAAACAAATGGATTCTATTTTCCTTTAAATGAATTACAAAGTTTTAACCATTATATGGTTACTATTTGTTTAAGAGCAGCTGATGCAGCAGAAGATTTACAATTATTACGAGAAAGACAAGAAGAATTAGGTAAGATGTTAGCTGATAATACTATCTCTGAAAATGATAGAAACAACCTAAGACAAGAATCTGTAGAACTAGATTATACTCTACAATCCACACAAGAAGAAGGAGTATTTAGTAACCGTGTTTTAAATACAGTTACTACAATTAGAAGTGCTAAAAAGATTAAATCAAGAGCAAATGAATACATAAATGAAATACGTCAAACCACACCTTGTTTTAGTACACCATCCACAAATAGATTTACAAGAACTATTAGTTATGATACCGAAGAAAAAGAAAAGGAAGAAAAAGTTCAAATCATTAATAATAAAGATGATGATGAAATTTATACACAAGAATATTAATTTATGAATTGATAAATTTATTATATTTTTTAACTAATAATATAATAAATTACTAATTAAATGGAAAACAAAGAAAATAAAAGGATATATAGTTCCATTGTTAAGATTATTTCAAATAAATTGAATTATGATTGGGAGAATCCATTAAATGTTTCTGACCAAGAACAAACAGTTGGAACAGGTTTCTTTTTTAATAAAGATGGTTACATTTTAACAGCTGCTCATGTTGTTGCAAATAGTATTGATATATTAATACAAACCAAAGAATATGGTAAACAGAAATTTGATGGACAAATAAAATCTATATTTCCAGAAATTGATTTAGCAATCGTTTTTATACCAAATTTTAAAAACAAATATTGGTTAACATTAGGTGATTCATATAAATTAAAAATTAGAGATGAACTATATGCAATTGGTTATCCAGATAATTCTGAATACCCAATAACCACTTCTGGAACTATGTCTGGTATACGTAATAATGAAATTCAAACAGATATTGCATTGAATCCAGGTAATTCAGGTTGTCCAGTATTGAATATGCATAATGATGTTATCGGTATTACATCTGAAAAGATTGAAGATAGTGAGGGTTCTAGCTTAATTATACCTATTAATGATGTAATTAAGAAATATATTAATTTTATGTTAAAAAGTAATCTTAAAATAATGAATAGAAACGTATTAGGAATTGTAACACAAGATAATTTAAATGATAATTATAATAACTTTTATGGGATTAAGAAT